TTTATCTCTGCTTTCATATTCCACATAACAGTTCCCGCTTATTGACCAGTTTTTATCTATTTTTGTTTGTTCGCTCTTAACTTCAACCTTATCTCCCTCAAGCATATTGGCAATAATATCTTCGCCCTCTTTGCCTACTTCTAGGTCATATTTAAAATCGTTGTTATGTTTCATCTTTTTTCTTTTCCTTTGGGCAGTAAACTTCTACATAAGTACCACAGTTAGGACATGACAGGTTTGTTACCATAGAATATTCTTCGCTATCCTCAACATCATGGTCGCCTCCCCAAATCAACTCATTACTACAATGCCAGCATTTCATCCTAACTCTCCATAGAGTTTCTTTTCTCCCCTTATATTAGCGGATTTTGTCCTAAATAAATTGCAGGATTCAAGAACAGAACTAATCTGATGTCGGAGAGAAATATATTCTCTTTTTTTATCCTTAATTAACTCAATATACTTAACAACATCTTCGTGGACATCACTCATAGCCTCTCTGTCTCTTATCGTATAGCCCATATCTTTTGTTTCTAAAAATATCCTAGATTTTGTTGTTTTCATCATGGATTCATAGTATTGATATTCAGATTCTGCAACAGCAAGCTTATCTCCAAGCTCCCTCAAACTAGCCACAGCCTTTTCTAATTCAACATCTCCTAACCTAATGCTCATCTTTCATCACTCCTATAAGCTTTGTCTTTAGCTCGTTTGGCAAAGAATCATAGTTATTCCCTATTCTAGCCTGTTTATACAAATCAACAAAGACACTTTCTTTCTTATTTGTTTCATACATTGGCAATTTTCTCAAGTTATCGCCGCCAATTTGATTCCATATTTTGACAGCGAGGGGGTCTTTTACTTCTTTGTGTTGGAAGAACATCGCATAAAGCTTCTTTATCTCTACATCTGATTGCTGTAAATATCTTGTTAGATTAACTGGCACTTGTGGTTTCCATTCTCCATTTTCAGGATTGTTTGTGTGGGATATAAATGCCCCCATAGCTGCATCTATGGAGTATTGTTGTAGGCTTACCCAAAACATAAGCTGTTGTGCCGTAGTTAATTTAGGCTGTTTAGGGTAAGTATCATCAAATAACTTGATTAATTTTTTAAATTCTTCTTTTTTCACTTTCTTTCCTACTAATAATACATATACATATATATGTGTGTGTATTAATGTAAATATTTTATATTAATAATATAAATATATATAAATATCACATTATCGGTTTTGAATCAACAAAAAAATAATTATAAAAATTTCAATAAAAAAGTAGACATTAATCAATTATTGTGTATTATATACATATAAGTAAAGAAATTGAGGTAAAGTAAATGAAAAAATCAGAAAAACAGGCTAGCGAAAAGCCAAAATCTCTTATTGAAAAGATATTTGATATTCAATGCGAGATACGCAGCGTTGAGAAAGTTGATACTAACGGGGGAGTTCCCTTTAAAGTAATTACTTACAACGATGTTAATAAAAATGTCAGAGAAATGCTTGAAAAGCACAGAGTTTGTGCAATCCCTGAAACAAGCAACCATATCAGAACAGGTAATTTCACAGAAGTTGTTGTTGGCGTTAGGCTATACAACCTAGATAATCCTGAAGACACCATAAAAATTGATAATTTTGTTGGATATGGCGTGGATAATCAGGATAAAGGCATAGGAAAAGCTTATTCTTACGGATATAAATATTTATTTTTAAAATTGTTTAATATGAATATTGGTAAAGATGAGGAAAGCGAAGACAAGCAGGTTCAAAGAAAAGATAACCCCGCTCTTAAGACAATCTCTAAAGCTAAAAAAACAGATGAGGCGATAGATAAAGCGTTTGAGAACGGCAATCTTGAAGATGGGGAAACAGACGAAACCGAGTTTGGCCATACTTTACAACCCGAAATAGGAAACGAAAAGTTTGAGTTTGTAGAAAACAATCTTCGTGCCTCTAGTTTTGGTAAGTATGCTTTCGGCGTTTTTTACAATAACTCAACGAAGAAGTATAGTATGTCCCCAAAAGCAAGACAGGAGGCGTTAGATTCTTACCTTAAACAAGAGGTTGAGGATTTATCAGGTATAGCCGCTGTTCAATGGGGCAAAGACAACGAAAGATGTGGTATAGCAAAATGGATGTTGATAAACAAATCGTCTTGTTTAGATTATGGAGACAATCAGAAAAACTATGTAACTGAACCAATACATGAAGATATTGTGTTAAGTGCCACACCTGATGGCTTAAGTAAGGACAAAAAAACAATAATCGAGGTGAAATGTTCAGGAATGGGGAGACAAACTTACAAAGAGTTTCCAAAACAATATTTGCCACAGATTATGGGCCAAATGCTGGTTCTTAACATGGCGGGAGTGCCCGTAGAAAGAGCACACTTGGTTAATTGGACAGCTGGAGAGACTAAAGTTTGGGAAGTAACAAGAAACGAGGATTATATAAACTCTTATCTACTGCCTTATTTAGTGGACTTCGCTTCTGCAATAAAAACAGGAAAGTTTGGGATGCCTAAACTACTGCCATATAAGACAGTAGCAGAAGCTAAAAAACTATCAAATGTTGAAATTAATCAGATATATGGAGGAAAAAGTGAATAAAATTATAGTAGATGGGAAAGAAAGAGTAAGTAATTGCGACTTTTCTTTCGATTACAAGGGTGAAACATACAGGTTGTTTGATATAAGTGTATCTTCTACCGACCCCGTTTTTCATAAAACTTCTAATGTGAACATGGCGTGGTGGGAGTATACAGAATGTTCTATAGACTTGTCTTTAGTAGACCCGAAAGGGAAAGAAATTTCTCTTTACGATATGGACTATACATTACAGCCGATGAATTGGCTGGATGACGAATTTGCTGACTTTATGAGAGAGGCGTTAGAAGAACACTTCGATGATGTAGAAAGGCAAATAAAAGCAGACGCAGCCTTTGCTAAAATGAGCAAGGCGTTAAATTAACAGCACGGAGGTGGTATATGCCACAATATTACAATCTGTTTATTGACAGAGATATAGCAAAAGAGCCTGAAACAGCGGCATTTCTTTCTTTGGTTAAGAAGAAAGCTAAAGAGAAAAAGGTTAAAAATATAGCTTTATTAAGTATTGAATACGATGATGAGGCTGTTGCAGCACAGGAAACCAAGATAAAGAAAGCCAAAGTCTACATCAATCAGAAAGACAAAGGCCCTTATGGTACAATTGAGCTGCATTACGCTGATTCAAGTCAAGACGAAGAACCATTTTAGGAGGAGATTATGTCGCACACTAGAGATTTTTTAGAACAGAGCATGGACACCATAAACTCTGATTGGCAGAAAGAGATGGTGGAAATAAACAAGGATAGGGAAAGCAAAGGTCTTCCACATAAAGTCTTCACAGAATTAGACAAGGAAAATTTTGATAAGAAATGGTTGGAAGAATATTGTGAGAGAAACCCATATCCATATTAATTTAGGAGGAAAAATGGCTTATAGAAAAGACTATTACATTAAAAACAAGGATAAATTTAATGAAAAAAGTAGAAAATACTATGAACAAAACAAAGACAAAATCCTTGGGCAAATAAAAGAGGCAAGGGCTAACCGAACTGACGAGGAAAGAGAGGCTGCAAGTTCTAAACGCAGAGAATATTATCTTGAAAACAGGGATAAGTTTATTGAATATGCTTCTAAAAAATATATAAAAGACAAAGCCAAGCTTGTTGCTATGAAAGAAAGATTAGCGGAGCTTGAAAAGAAAGAAAAGAAAGTTGCTGATGTTAGCGAAGAAACTGAAATAACGGAACTATAATGGAAGTATTATCTTATATTGTATATGCGTTAATATTGTCATTCATGTTAATAGCACTTGATGGTTAATTAAGGAGAAAAGAAAATGAAAACATGGCCTAAATAATTATACATGTATAATATCAAACTGATGTCCCGAGAGAGAGCCAAAAGCGGTATTCTTATTAGGGAAAACAATCAAATATGTTAATTATATTGACTTCAAGGATATTATACAATACACACACATTATGGTAGATGGTGGGTAGAAAGACGACTTTTCTAGTACACCCACCCGCTCTATATAAAAAGGAAGTTTGGTAGACCAATCTGCCTTAACCAGCCTACTTAATTAAGGGAAAGTTTTTAATCCTGTCCCCAGTAAAGTTTTGAACCTAATCCCCCAGTGGAATGGCAAAGTTTTTAACGATATCCCCCAAGCAAAGTTTTTAACGCAATCCCCCGAGAGGTTTTCTCTTAATTAAGGGAAAGGGTTAATTTCACGCACATTTTGGTCGATTTGAGACCTCCTTATTTAAGGAAAAATAAATGAAAATAAATGAAAATAATTCTTGAAATTCATATAAATATCCTTATACTGATAGGTACATTAATTAACATGAGGAAATTAATATGGAAACAGTAATAGAAAAATACGAAGAATATCTACAAGCTAGTGGCAAGGATTTAAGAGTTATCCTAGCTGAAAAGTTGAGAGGAGAGTTCGACAAAGGTCATTATCTATTCTTGTCTGAAACAGACAACGAGTGGATTATTCACCCTGTAAGATACCGCAAAGGTACAGGTGAGGCAAGAGCAACTGTCAGCACAGGCAACGGGACATATATGTTCAAGGACAGATATTCTTACGAGGATGCGAAAGCAACCTTTCAAGGAAGATTATAACAAACTTGGGGCGGCTTCGGTCGCCCCTTAATTTAGGAGAAAGAAAATGAGACAATATAAAATTTGGAACATAATTGATAACCCAAGCTACAAAGCATCAAAATCTTTTGGAGCAAATGAGTACGCTAAAACGAGCATAAAGGTTGGCAGCTCATCAATCAACAGTTTTGATTTCTTGGAGCATGAGGTAAAAGCCCTTTTAGATGATAAAGGAAGAAAACTGTTTCAGTTTTGGGTTGATGGTGTCTTAATTAAGGAGGTCGTGCAAAAAACTAAAGACCCATCATCAGACATGATTATCACGGAGGATGTTGTAAAAACCTTTAATAAAATGTGTGGAGGGCAAGAATACTATGGAAAGATGGCCTAACTAAATAAACACAAACATACACAGAGAAAGTCCCTGCTTCGGCGGGGATTTTTTTTAATGCCTCCCCCCAAACTTTTTAATTGAATCCCCCGACGGGAGGGGTGGCTACTTAATTGAGGAGGGTAGGGCAGGTCTTCTTTAGCAGGATTGATTTCCCCTTAAATAAGGAAAAATAAATAAAATAAATACTTGACATTAATACATAATGCAGGTACAATGAATCATCTAATAAAATTAGGAGATGATTATGGTTGAAATACATGTTGAGGGATTGCTCGCAAAATGTAAGAGCGAACTGATGAGGCATTTACTCACAAATCACTACTTGCTGTCTGAATCAGATGCTCAGAAATTGCTTGATACTTATGTTGAGCTAAACAATATTTCAAACTTGCCTGAAAGCGAACACGAAAGATTGCTTAATCAAAATAAGGAGCTTGTTTAAGGAAAAATAAATAGAATAAATACTTGACATTAATATACATAGTGTTTATTATATACAAATACTCAAAAGGGTGGTCGGAGGTCGCAAGCCTCTGACCTCTGAAGCTGAAAAGCTCACTTACTTGGGAATGTGGTTAAGTTACTCGAGGAGCTTAATTAAGGAACAAGAGAAAGAGGCATAATAAGGTGGAGGGATAACCAAAACTTGATTGAGGGTAGGTTGGCGAAATGCGATATTAGTTACTCCCTCCAAAGTAGCCAACCGATTAATGGGATAGATAGAGAGAGAGATGGTTGGTGATTAGTAGTCCTTGAAAGCCAACAAAACCTGTTCCAAGATGGCTATGTATGGAGGAAAACTAATCTATCTATCCTTAATTAAGGTAAATTAGTTAAAATAAATACTTGACATTAATATACATATAGATATAATGAAAGAAAATGAGGAAAAACAGGAGATATAAATGAAAGATAAAATATTAAAATTAATAAAGAAGTATGGTCTGTCTGACCATTTAAAGAAACAAACACCTATTGAGGAGAACAGTTCTGAATGGGAAAAGATAATTGAGATAGCTTGTGAGATTGAGGTAGATGAGGTTAAAAAAAATAATTTGCAAAAATCAAATTGGATTGAAACTAAAGAGGGGATTACTAATACTCAAAAAGGTATAGATTTCTATTACGAAATAGAAGATGAGATTATGGGTTATTTTAAAATTACAGATACATTAGAAATAGAGGAGATATAAAATGGCTAGATACATATTAGATATAGCAAATATAGAAAACGAAGAAACAAGTGATGATGTTATGAAAAAAATATTAGATGTTTTGCATGATAAAGTTGCAAGAATAGATTGCATAGACATAACAAACGAAAACCAATTTCATGATGAATGGCAACATAACATTCTAACAGAAAAACAAATTAAGAATTTTTACAAAAAAAACCATTAGTAAATCAACAAGGAGATATAAAAGCATGAACAATCCCTTAATTAAGGAAAACTTTTAAACAGCGTCCCCCAAAACTTTTAAACGACTTCCCCCAAAAGGGGAGCATTACCTTAAATAAGGAGAAACACACAAATTGTACAAAAAATGAACAATCTGAAAAGAATATTAGAATATGTTAATATAAGAATATATAGGTTTCATTATTGACTTTCATGCACACTATTATATTAAAGTCAAGTAATTTAATTGCATTTAATTGCATATATATGAGTTAAAAGTATTGACGCTAATCTATATATATGTAAGAATGGGACATCCTGAAGTTATGTAGTAGGGCGTACCTAATGACCCAATAAGAATTGGCGAGGCGGAGACGAAAACACCAAGCGAAATAAAAGCATAGTTATACAAATAGCATGCGGAATAAAAGAAAATAAATCAAAATTCATGAGGTAAAATATTATGAGTAAAATAATGAACCATATTATGGAACGCAATGACGAGGTTATTGAAGATATTGAAAACAAAATATTTTCGGGTGAAGTTAAATTTAATTATGATGACACTGTTAATTATCTTCAAAAGCATCTTATTGCAACAGACAAAAGTCAATGCGAGGAAATTGTTTCAAGCATTGAAGACAAAATCGATGCGGCGGCTGATGCAAAATGGTCTGACCGATGCGGCAGCGATTAAAACGAACCGAGAGGACAAGAAAAATGACAAAGCAAAACACGCAGTTTCCTTTATTTAATTACGCAAGGGAGCAGGTGAGCAATAAGAAAATGGAAAATCAAAACATGCAGTTTCCTTTATTTAATAATGTAGAAACTGTTATCGATGCGTTAGGCACAAAAATTTTCAGTATCATCTTTAAGAAAAGAGATGGCACAGAGAGAAAAATGTTAGCGAAATTAATTCCTAGCGATGTGCAGAACATACATAACGATGACTTGATTAGATGTTTAGATGTTATTCAATTGAGAAAAACAAAAGACAGAAACAAATCATGGCGTCAATTCGATGTGCAGGATATCATCGAAATCAAATGTCAAGGACGAGCTTATTCTTTCAAATAGGATAAGCACTCATGGAGCTGATACTGTCTTAATTAAGGTAGTATCAGTTTCATAAATTAACTTTAATGTGATATAATCAATATTACATTAACAAACATGAGGTAAAGAAAATGTTAATAGTAGAAAGCAAAACGCTGGAATATCCTAAAGACTTGAAATTTGAAATCAAAACAAGTCCGATGACATTCCCAAGCGGTAACAAATCAAAATCACGCATAGCAGTTATGCACGATGGAGATTTTAAAGACAAAAAAAATGGCATAGAAATCTATGACTACGATGTGGGCTCTGATTATTCACCGCATGCACATTATAAAGTCATGGACATTGCCAGCGAAATCCTAGCAAGTAATTTTAACACCAATGACATTGATGTTTATGATTATCTTGATAAAGATTACGCACAAGCAAAACGAGAAATTATATTAAATGATTATTCAGAGAATATAAAATCTCATCGCAAATTAAATGATACTTGCTCAATTAAGGTAAACATTGAAAGTTCACTTGATGGTAAAAAACCAATGAGAATAACAATATCAATTATAAGGCTTGCTTGTAAAAATGGAATGACAACCGCTGATAATTTTATTACAAGTGTAAGAAAACATACTTCAGCGTTTTCATTGAGCGACTTTAAAGATAAAGTTATTTATTATGCAAGTAATGGAGCTAAATCTTTTGAGCGTGATATTGAAACTTTCAAAGACCTTGTTAAAAGAAATATAACTGATGACGCAGTTATAAAGTTTCTTAAACAAGGGATGTGCTACACGAAGAAACCTACTAAAGATATTGCAGAACATTTTAATAAAAAAATGTTTGAGAACATGTTGAGAGAGTACAGACTTAATCAACGCTTTTTGGGTTCGACAGCGTGGGCGTTGTACAATGCAATGACGCATTACTCAACGCATGCAGAAGATAGCAAATGGCTTGACGATAAACAGGAACTTAAAACAAATACTTTAAGAGTAATTGATTTAAGAGAGCGTGAAGTTTACAAGGCTTTAACATCTGACGCATGGAAAACACTTCTTAATTCAGCAAGCTTTGTTGAATATAGATAACACTTCAACTGATGAGACTATCTTAAACAAGGTAGTCTCATCACATCAACAGGCAGGCCCGCCTAATCAAATCAAAACATTTAAAATCTAAACTTTAACCCCCCGACCCCCCTTTCATTTTTTTTTCCATCGGTGGGGGTCTATCTCGCACAGCGGAGGGGAAAAATAAAAGTGTATTATCGTCAAGGCTTAATTAAGGGGAATAATGTTTCATGTGAAACATATAGATTAAATTAATACTTGACATTCATATATATTGGCCTATTATAGAGGCATGAAAATTATAAAACACTTTACACGACAAAATAATATACCAAGTATTTTAAACTCTAATGAAATATGGTTAGAAAACGAAAGAATGAAGCGAATGGTTCAGGATTCAGGTCTAATGTCATCTTTACCTATTAAACTTGCAGAAGAAATAAGATTTAGATATAGGATTGTAAAAAAACAAATAAAAAAAACAGGGGCTTATGTTTGGTTTACAGAAGAAGACAGTTGCCGATGTATTGACGAACCAGGGGAGATGCCAAGAGTTCCTTTAATTTTTAATTCAGATGAGATTAATGCAATTAAATGGACAGATATCATCAGACAAAAATCATGGGACAAACAATTTAGAAAAGAATGGAGCAAATTAGAATTGGTTTGTAAGAATGTACAAGATGATTATACAAAATGGTGGGTAACTCTGAAACCTGTTAGTCTTGACAATCTTTATGATTATGAAAATCAAATCAAACCTCTAAAAGAAATTATTAATAGATACAAGTAAACCAAAAATCGGCGGCGAGCCCTGCGGGCTCATCTCTGATACTAAAAACACAACATATAGTGGGGCAGCAATATAATTAACACAACATATTGACATTATTTAAAAAAAAGTTGTATTATTACCATAAGGACAACTACGCTCAAAATTTCATGTCAAACAATCAACGGATTTCGGAGATAGTATCTACTCTCAAGAAACGCCACAAAGAATTTAAATTAAACTATTATGAACCTTATAGGTTTCAAAAAGATTTTCATGAGGCAGGTAAAGACGCTAACCAACGATTATTGATGGCGGCCAACCGAGTTGGCAAATCCTATGTCGGGGCGATGGAGATGTCGATACATCTAACAGGGATTTATCCTGATTGGTGGAAAGG